TGTTAAGCTCTCGTTTGGATAATTTCTAGTTTTTAACACAAAATTAACGACTTGATCTGAACCGCCATTACCTAAAAAACGCACATCTGGAATTGCGTTTTGTATTTGTGTGTACGCGTTTCCTATGCCGTCCAATGAAAAATCAGCCGATTCAATGTAAACGTTGTCCATAGGCGTTCCGTCTGCATCGTTTCCAGTCTCGTGTTTGTAGACATAGTTATATGTATCGGTGCCCGTGGCTCTTGGGAAAGGCTGCACGCCTTCGTCTAACCAAGCAAAGCGCGTCATTTGTCCATAGTACCAAACGTTTTCTTGGTAATTAAAAACAACATATCTGTCTATTTCTGTAGAGCTTCCAGAAGGGTAAAACCAACCGACTTCGTTAAACTGTCGATTTAAATAACCAAACACTTTAAACGATTGGTTTTGGTTAAAGTCGTTAAATACATAGTTGTGCACAGAACAAGGCACTCTTGAAACCGTGCCGTTGTAATTATAAAAACCGGAACGATCCATCCAATATACTCCCGCTGGCGTATTAACAGCAGCTTTAGGAGCAACCATACCTACTCCCTGATTAATTAGGTTTACGCCAAAGGTATAGGGAGGACCAATAAACTGCATACTATATAGTGCATCGTCTGTCCAAATCAGTATCTCTTGTCGAGAGCGAAGTGCGCCAACAATTTGTGTACCGGCAGACAAACGCAAAGAACCCGCCGTGTTTGTTAAAGTGGGGTTCCATTCATTAATATTTTCTTGGTCTGACCAACAAATAAACATGGGATCAACAACGCTGGTTCTAGCTACCCCTGCATCATCTAATGGGTCTGCGCCTAAACAAATAACATGCCTATCAACGTCGCTAACAATTACTTGCAAAGCGACGGTCGGAGGGAGGTTTGCACCTAAATCCGTTAAACTTTGAGCACGCACACTTGTTCCGTTGTTCTCGGTCCAATAAAAAATACCCCCTGCTCTTGGGTTCATAACCAAGTCTTCACCAAAATTATCGTGCGTCCATATTCTTAGTTGGTTATTGAACGCAAGGGCAGAAGCAGAACCAAACGTACCGTCGCCCCAAGCTCCAGCACCATAACCTGAACCAGAAACATAGTCATCCAATCCCACACTAATTTGATAAGCACCGACAGTGCTTGATCCGCCGTTCCCTGAATCGCTTGAGTTTGCTGTTACAGTAGAACCAGAAGTGTCTTTCGCCGTAATTTTGTAGCTGTTTGCATTAACAATAGAATCAATTGAGTATTCTTGGTTAAGTACAGCAGCCGTAACATTTCCTCCAAGACTGGCTGCACCACTAAAAGTTACATAATCTCCTTTACTTGCTCCATGCGAAGTATCGGCTACAGTCACTGTAGAGGAACCGTTTGTTGCTGAAAAAGTTACGTCCCCCGCCGAAGTCGTGGCTCTTATAGGTGTTATGTCGTAAAAGTTAGTTCCGTCTTTAACATAATATTTTACCGTGGTTCCAAGACTTAAATATTTTGTACCGCCCAAGGAAACCCATGCGTGCAAAGCTCGCCCTGTTCCTAAGTATGTGTCTGTTTGTTCTTTTTCCCAGCCGCCTATTTTTTCTGGGAAGCCTTTACGAAAACGCACCAAGTTAGAATCAAACCAACCACCTTGAGCAGAAAACGCAGTTCCTTCCCTGTTTATTCCTGGATTAAGTTTGTATGTAGCGTACGGCATTTTTATATATTATCCTTTATCTCTTAACTAGGCTACCACCAAAATACATACCAATAATGGCGGATACTAAGTTCGTATCCAATTGTGTAATGACCAAGCCCTCAAATGTAACCCACTCAAAAATTTCCCTACCTTCTCTAAAAAACCAAAAACCTGGATTCCAGTTTGTATAACCTACAGTTACAGATACATCAGGAGCATAGACAGCTACCAATTTTGGCAAAACAATGATTGCAAAAATTGATGTTAGTGCAATAACTCTACGAGTAAAAGTAAAGCCTTTGTCTTGCACGTTTCTTGCAGCTTCAATTGCTTTGAGTTGAAACTCTCCTCTCGTAATAAGTAATTGTTGTTCGTCCGCTTTCGCTTTACGACTTTGTGCCCATATACTTAACAAGCTACTCAACAGAGTAGATCCAAGCATGGTAATTATCTCAAAAGGAAACCCCACATTATTTCATCGGATCTTTTTTGTGAGAGTTTGTATAGAGGCCAAACCAAGCTGCGCCCGCTCCTACAACAATCGAAATTAACCCTGACTGCTCAAAACTAGGTTCAGGCAAATCCATAAACCAAAAAGTTGTGTAGTACAGTAAGTACATATACACCGCTAAAAAAGCCCTTGGAATTATCCTCCAACTATCTATAGCCTGTGCTACAAATATAAACTTTTGATAAGGGTTGTCGTTCTTTTCATCTTCAAGTTCTCTTATACGATCTTTGAGATCAGATTTTTCTTGAAGCAACGCCATAAACTTATTGAGATCAATCTCAACTTCGTTACGATCCATGTCTCCACCAAAACGGGGACTTCCATATTGTTGTTCTTCGCTCATATTACCTATAAGTATAAATTAAAAAGAGAAAACGCTCAAAGGTTTCTCTTTTCCTTTTACTTGTATCTTGTCAACAAATTTTAAATCAAAAGCACAAAACCGAGCCGTGTCTTCTCCTACCAATAAATTAACTCCCAGGTCCTTGGTCCCCGATTCAAGTCTCGCTGCCACATTAACCGCATCGCCTATCGCAGTGTAGTCAAACCGTGTTTCCGATCCCATGTTTCCTATCACAGCTTTGCCTGAATTAATTCCTATGCCTATCTCTACAGGAGGTAAACCTTCTTCTTTAAGCTCTACGTTTAATTCTTTCATGTTATCCATGATTAACTTTGCACAAAGCAATGCTTTTGTTTCGTGTGCAGGCTGGTCCAAAGGCGCGTTCCAAAATGCCATCATTGCATCACCAATGTACTTATCTACAGTGCCGTCAGCTCTTTGCACCGCTTTTTGCTGTGCCGTCAAAGCTTTGTTCATAATGTATGTCACTTGTTCAGGTGGCAGTGTTTCTGACATAGCTGTGAACCCTCTTACGTCTGTGAACAAGAATGTTGCATATCTTGTCTCTCCTCCAAGGACCAACAGTTCTGGGTTGTCTTGCAGCTTTTTGACTTGTCTGGGGTCAAGATAATGCTCAAACTGTTTTTTGATTTCTTGCCTAAGTTTGTACTGTTCTCTAAAGTTTAGATAAAAGCCAACGGATCCCGCTATAAAGCCAGCGATCAAGGGCCAAGTGACGTCGATCAATAAATTGTTTTGCACCAAATAATAGCCACCACCAGCAACGATTGCATTCAACATAAAGAAAAAGAACAGTCCAGAGCTTACACCAAACTTAACCACAAAAATCCATGCCAAAGAAACCACTGCTAAGTAAACACCTAACTCAGCCAATAAAGCGTAATCAGGGATCATCGGACTGTCTTGTATCAATATGGATTCAGACAACGCGGCTTGTATCTTGTGTGGCTCTACTAAGCCAACGGGTGTGGCGATTTGTGGCATCACACCTTTTGCTGTAACACCTATAAATATAAAGCGGTCTTGAATTAAGTCTGTGTTTTTGATGTCAGCAAGAGAAAACTCAGGAGTCTTCACCCAACTAATCCATTTTCTTCCCAAGGTGTCGGTCTTAACTGGAGGCAGTCCCTTGACTCTAATCTCTTGTATACCTGCTTCTGAAGTTTTTATTAGGTAAGTATCTGATCCAGTTAAAACCTTCAGAACCTCTGTGCCGTAGGCAGAAACCCAACCGTCAGGGGTTCTTAGTAATAATGGCATCCTTCTTACCAATTGGTCAACTTCTGTTGGTGCGACTGCTATGCCTTGATATGCAGCTTCTCTTAACAAAGGCGTGTTTTGTACAACACCTTTTGCTTTAAACCCCCCACGATCTTCGCCTAATATAACGGTGCCTGTGGTAAGTGGGTACTCACCGTTGTCGTTTTCAAAAGAAGCTAAAACGCTGGGAGCAGAGGCAAGACTTTCTGCAAATGCCAAATCGCCATTAAAACGATCTGGTTGAGGAAAGGCAATAACCCAACCAACACCCAATGCACCTTTATTAATAAGCTCATTTTGTATTTCTGCTAAACGTTTTCTTGGAAACGGATACCCGCCTTCCTGTTCTACATCTTCCTCTGTAATGTTTAATATTGAAAAATAGTTTGATGGTTGTTTTTCTGCAACCATGGCATCAAATGTTTTTAGTTTTATTGTTTCATAAAAAGCTGGGTTGTACACCAACGGCAAGCCCAAAACGAGCAACAAAACCATGAATACTTTTGTTTTAAAACCTTTTTTCATATTGAATTTCGTTGTTTATTATTACAAGAGTAAACAACGCCAACGTTATTTTTATTCTTCTTTCTCTTTTACTATCATGAGAAGTATCAATAATTTTGTACAAAGCATAATTTCCTATTGCTTTTGAAGCTATTAATTTGCCTTTACTAGGAAATTTACCAAGCAAAGGATTTTGTTCTACTAAACTACAGGGCATCGAATTATTCTGACATTCAATAACTTTCCAAGTTTGATAGGTGTCTATTCCTTGTAAAATTAAATGGTGTTTCCAAAGATTCTTTTCTTTTTCTGTCCAATCTTTATAAGCAGACTCAACAGGGGAAGAAACCAACAGTAGTATTATTAATAATAGTTTAGTCACTTTGGTTAATGGTCAGTGTTTTATTGCAGTTACTACTACAGTTATAGTTTACTGTGATTGATTTGTTGGTTGCACCTGATTGACTTGCGGTCACATCGTAATCATCAGTATAGAAGTTTAACCTCATATAATGATCACCACTTCCAGTCTGTGTTATTGTCGCATCATTGTTGTCAGCAGAGCCACTGGCATAAATCTTGGCATAGTGCTCACCTGTCCCTGATTGTGTAATTGAGAAGTTTGAGTTATCACCGAATGCCCTAATCTCTCCTTCCTTGTCATCGCCTGTTTGTGTAATTTCATATACGTTATTATCACCCTGCATATAAATTTCAGCATCGTTGTTGTTGCCGTCTTGAACAATGTCCATATCGTTTCCATCATCGTCGGCATCGATATAGCCAAAGTTATCATTCCCATCTTGGTCAATCTTGTATTCGTTTCCTGTGTGATTTGCAACCTGGCTGTATGCTCTGGCTGTGTTTGAAGTCCCGTCTTGGTCTATGTCTATCGTGGCATTGCTACATTTGTGTGTGGTGTAGGTGCCTTGAGACAAACCGCACCAGACTCTTGCTGTGTTGCTGTTACCTATTTGATCAATGTGTATAAGCGAAGAATTGCCTTTGGTTCTTATTTCAACACTGTTATCGCCCGCATGTACACAGAATGAAAAACTAATCAGACTGATTAATAATAATCTCATTTTCACCGCCCCCGTTTGTTCTTATGCTGATTTGTTTACCAGCAGAAAGTATTTCAATATTATAGCCTCCAGTTTTGTCAAGCTCTAGGTCAATTGTGTTTTCTACTTGTCTTACTAAAGATAGAACTTCTCCCTCAACAAAAGTGTAAACCTGTGCGTTTTGGTCAAATCCCGCAATTATTCCTTCCAATCTTACACCATCAAGTTCACTGACTTCTTCTTCTTTTTTGCCCAAATCTTCTATGATTTCTAGCAAGTCTTGCAAAAAGTCTACAGCCAGTAGGTCAATGTCTAGCCTTGTAATTTCTTCTTGTAGATCATCTTCAGACAAACCACTGTCATCGTCTAAGTCGTTTTCTTCTAATAAGTCTGTGTCCAGCACATTGCTGGATGTACCGCTTTGTTCGTCAACCGCCTCTTGCACTTCATCTGGAGGGTTTACGATCAATAAATTGTCTATAAAGTTTAAAGAAAGATTGGCCAGAGTGACGGGTTGTGTAGGCGGTCTTTCTGCAACACTGACCATCGTGGCTTGAAAAGGTTGGTTTAAAACTTCGATTCCGCCTGCGGTTTCCACGCTTATAGATCCCGATGTTGTACCGTCTGGGTTGGGTAAAAGAATAATTAAAGACCTACCTAGCTCATCTACAGTTGTTGTGAAATCAGTGCCTCGAATAAATATAGAGGCGGAAGGAGTCTTAATAGAAATGTTTTCTTTGTCTATCTTCCCCAACGCACCTGTAATAAAGCGGGCAGTTCCGCTCGCCATTTTGAGTGCCATTTTGCTTTTAGATGGATCAGGATCGAATACATACTCATCAATAATGATTTTAGAGTGCTCAGTAAGACGTATGACAGAAGAATCAAGAAACGTAATGCCAAGCCTACCGTTGCCAGTGCGCACATCATCGTAACTAAGAATATCCAAGGAAGTTCTAGCCGAAAGTCGATCTTCTTGGTTTGCTCGTAAAACCTCTCCAATACCTCTAAGTTCAGATATTTCACCTACTTCGGAGTAAGCGTTAGATACTAAAAAATATAGTATTAACAGCCACTTGTGCACTGATCAATGTCTATTGTTGCGTTGCTTGTGGTTGATGTAAGAACCACCACACCTGAAGTACTTCCAGTACTGTTGGTTTGATCGATGTCAATATTGTTTGTGCTACCAGTAATATCTGCTGTAATTGAGTGATCAGAGTTTCCCGTTTGAGTTGTATCTATATCATTGGAATCGCCATCAACATCCCAATTATTGATACAACCTACAACTTCGCAGGTCGCATTTAGGTCGTTAGATGTGCCTGATATAACAATGTCTTGATTACCTGCTGTGGCTGTTGCTGCTGCACCCTGAGTAAAGGTTACTGCATTTGAATCACCTGTAGCAGCATAATCAAAATCAGTGTTAGCAACATCACCTGTTGCACCCAATGCTAGTGTGGTTGTATTACTATCACCCGTAGTTGTTGCTGTAAAACTGGTGCTATTACCTTGTGCTACTGAAGCAGCCATTGTATTGCTGTCTCCCACTTGATCTATGTCCACAGTCATAGACGTACCTGTAAACGTAGCTCTTGTCTGGGATGTACCAACCTTGTTAGTGTCTCCAATCTGATCGATGTTCATCGTCAAACCTGTTCCAGACTGAGTGATATAGATGTCATTGTTTCCTGCGTTTACAGAAAACACAGCAAACAATAAAATTAAACTAACTAACTTCTTCATAATTGAAATCCCACATTTCTTGTTCCAGACCTTTTTGTATCAGAGTATAGACGGCCTCTTCGATGGCTACTCTGGTTGCGTATCCCATTGCTTCGTTTTCTGTGTAGCCTGTTTCAACTTCTACAAGTTCGGTCCCCATTTCTATGAAGCGAAACACATCACGGCTGACACCTGCGCTTAATACGGTTTTGCTTACCATACAATTTAACACAACTTCCCCCGTTTGAACAAGAACAGCTCGCAAAGACACAGTAATTTCATCTTTTCTCCATTGGTTTTTTGATCCTATTCCTAAGTATCTTGCACCGTTTCCGCCTGTTCCTATGTTGGTGTCGTATTCAACAATCGCGCCTTCAATAATAAGACCAGCAAACAAAAGCGGTTTTAATGTGTTGCCGTTCTCGCCATCATAACTTTGCCTAGTAGATTTTATTAGCTGGCGTTCACGAGTCAGTGCGTCTAAGTTATTTCTTTCTACGACCACGAACCAGTTTCCTTTGCCCGCACTTCTCAAAGAATCGATCAAATAATGGTCCGCGCCTTGAGTAACTGCGGTGCTGAACAAAGCCATCTTTTGCGAGCTTTTACGTTGACCAGTTAAATCTTGAAACTTATAGACAGCAACAACCGCTTTTTGGTTTGGGGCCGGAAGGTTTACCAATTTCTCATGGGACGGACGTACAATCTTTGCTTCTTCAACACACTCCAAAAAATTAGCACACCCTGTATGCCCTACAGGAGCAAAACTTGCACAGCTAGAAAGCAGCGGCAATAAAAGAACTAAATACCACACTCGCCCGAACATACGCCTAATATCCCAATTGGAATAATAATCTCAGTTATTGTTCCGTTTTCATCAATAACAGTGAGAGTTATATTAATCCCATCATTAACAAACCTTATAATGCTGCCTTCTAATTCAAACTCTCCGCCTGTGCCTCCTTTTTCAGAATCAAACAAAGACTCAGCAATGTCTCTTGATAGTTGTGAGTAGATTCTTGATTCTAGGTTTCTCAAGAATTTTGCAAGCGTTGTGTTCTCAGCTTCACGTTCCGCTTCTTTTAAAGCATCTTCAATGTCTTGAGCAATTTCATCTCTTCTGGTTTTTTCTTGTTCGTCAATGGTCAGGTAGTGAGAAGAAGTGCCGATGCCACTAAACGATGGGTTTTTAAATTCGTGTACAAGATCGTCCCCAACGACAGTCGCTGTGAACCCTAATAAAACAATTATCGAATAATATATTAACCACTTCATTTTTTCTTTTTTTCATTCTCTCGCATCTGTAAAACAGTGTTGACCTTCTGTTGTAATCTTATCATATCGTTGTCCAACATTCTTACTTGGTCAATCAGCTTTATAATTGTCATGTGCATGTCTTTGATTGTTGGGTTAATGACTTTTGTTATTGTGATCCATACAAAGTATACAAAATAACCAAGCCCAACCATCGCTACAATGGGAAAACCAAAGTCAGATATTATTTGTATAACACTAAAGTCACCAGAAACTTCCATTAGTCTCGCCTAGCATCAATGGATCCGTCTTCTACAAAATTTTCTGTTCTAGCTATTCTGTCCAAATCTGGTGTAAGTTCCAAAGCCGCGCTTACACTGGTGTCTAGTCTTATCATGTCGTTGTTGATTGTTTTGACTCTTGTAATAAGACTTTGCGTAAATCCTTTGAGCGTTTTGATTTGGTTCACCACACCGTTCATGATTTGTTTCATGATGATAAATATAAAAGCGCCAGCGACCAAGGCTCCCGCTATGGGGGCGCCAACTTCGGCAATTAAAGTAAAAACATCTTTCATAAAAGACCTAGCGCGGTGAAGGTGTCCCAAAGAACATATACAAAACAAACCCAAAATCCTTTTTTATAAAAATCGTGTTTGAGGTATAGCTCTTTTGGAATAATTCCTCTCTCCGCTAGGTCTTTCATGTGGTCTGCTTATTTATCTTTTGC